ACTGGTAACTATGATGTAGCAACTGCTGGTGATGGTGCTCACCTGGATGGTTTCGCTGAGTATCGTAAAGGATGGGGACATAATCACATTATGTGCTCTAATGATGCATTCATCCAGTCAGTTTCGGTGTTTGCTGTTGGATACTTCGGTCACTTCATTGCACTGAGCGGTGGTGACATGTCGATTACCAACTCTAACTCTAACTTTGGTAATACTGCTCTCAGATCTGCTGGATTTAAAGCAAAATCATTCTCCAAAGATAAAGCAGGCACGATTACACATATCATTCCACCTAAAGCACTTGGAGTTATTTCTACAACTGCAACTGGCACATCTGGAGAGTCTACAATTACTCTGGTAAATGATGGATCGATTGAAGGTGTTATTGAAGGCACAGTGGTTAGTGGTGATGGTATTGGCACTGGTGCAACAGTTGGATCTGTCAATACAAGCACAAGAGTCGTTACACTGACTCAACCAAATACAGCGACTATCAATGGTAATGTGATCTTTGGTGAAGAAGTTTCTATTAACTGGGTCAACATTGATATTCAACGCACCAAAGTAATTAACTCTGCCCTTGCTGGTCAAGGCGGAACTGCAGGCACAAGACTATATCTCTATGGATACATTACTCAAGCTTCACCTCCTACGACTAGAGTGCAAGGTTTCACCGTTGGTGCGCGTCAAGATGGCACGGGTGTTAACGCTGTCGCGGATACGATTAACTGCCTTCTAGTTGCCCCAGGACAGGGCGGTAATGCAGTTTCCTCAGTACATTCTGCATCTATTGCACCTTACGGTCCTAGCGTTTCTGGTGTTGCTGCTGGCAACCCTGGATCTCCTATCCAATATGACTCTAACACATATACAGTTAATGGTCAGACAGTAGTTGGTGGTTGGTATCTTTCTGTAGATGCTACAGACAATGAAATTTATGTCACTCTGAATACTAATTCCCAATACAACAACGTAAACTTTACTCCTACTACATTCCTTAAGAGGATTCCTGACAGCAGAGACCTGCAAGACAGGACTTATCGTGTGCGCTTTGTAATCGATAAGGACAAGACGAATCCCCTGCCTCGTAATCCTATCAGTGGTTATGTCATGCAACCTCTGAATAGTGATACGACAAATTATAATCTCAATCGTGCATTCTATGTTTACGATATTGAGGTTGTCCAAGAATTTGAGAGAGGTGTTAAAGATGGAATCTTCTACCTTACCTTGCTTTGTGCATCTATTGCACCTACAACTTCTAACTTCAACGACAGGAAGTTCTCACAAAACGTCAACGAAGTCTATCCTACGTTTGACAGAGACAACCCTGTTGCTGACCCTCTTGCTTCGGTTTCCGTCGCTGACAACGTTACTATCGGTCTAGTTAAATCTACTGATGGTGCTACACCTACACCAAATAATGATCCTCAAAGATCTATTACTAAGGAAGCGGTGCAGTTCCTGTTGACTGATACTGGTTGGACACAACCAGGCACAACACCAAACTATGACTCTATCAACGAAAGATTGTCCTCTGTTAGTCTAACTGCTCGCTCTGGTGATGAAGAAACCCGTAAGATTAATATCCGCGAAAACAATGATGGAACAGTCGCTCCAATCCCTGTTGAGTTGCGTAGACACTCCATCCTCAGATCTGGTAACCACACCTTTGAGTATCTGGGATTCGGTCCTGGTAACTACTCAACTGCATTCCCGCAGACGCAGGTAGAAACTCTGACACAAGATCAGGTTAGATTCTCACAGTCGATCAAGGAAGAAGCAGGTGTTGCTTTCTACTCTGGTCTTAACTCTAATGGTGACCTGTTTATTGGTAACCAAGTTATCAACCCTGTTACTGGTCAGATTACAAACGAAGATATTGCACAACTTAATGTTGTTGGTGAAGAAAACACTACCATTGAAACATTCTCTGAGTTGGTCCTTACCGACAAACTGACTGTTATTGGTGGTGCATCTAACCAGTTAGAATCTATCTTCGCTGGTCCTGTTACCTTCCAAGGACTGACTACTTTCACTAGCAACCTTTCTTCTAAGAAGATTACATACTTCAACCAGGACGGCACGGTAATTAAGCAAACCTTACTGGCACCAGAAGATGCAAACGGACAACCAGATTTTAGTAATATCACAGGATACGATACACCTGCTGATGGTGATCTTGTTTACAACATCAATTGGACACCTGGCAAGTCGCTTGGTTGGATATACTATGGTGGAACGTGGACAGAGTTTGGTCTCACGAATACTGGTTTCATCAATATTGATCCTAACAACGGTAGCCCAGTTATCGGTATTGGTACTGCTACTAACTCTAATTATAGGGTAAACGTTGACGGTGATGTTAGAGTTGATGGTAATGTTAGTGGCACTGGCAGAGGACTTGTCGGATCTGATAAGTATATTACTAAGTCCTACACTGGTGACGGTGCTACACTGACATTTGCAGTTACTGTTTATCCATCACCCTATCAACATTCTGATGACTCTCTTCTGGTATTCCTGAATGGTGTAGCGCAGATTGCTGGCACAAATTATACCGTTGACTCTAATGGATCCAACGTTGTATTTAATGACGCTCCTCAAGCAAGTGATACGGTCCATATTCTTGAGTTGCCTATCTAAATACTACTGGAGGACTCTAAAGCGTAATGGCATTAACCAAAATTAGTGGGAATCAGATTTCCCCGACTACAGAAGCAATTATCACCAATCTGTCCTTTTTGAATCAGGACAGTGTTTTGACACTGCCTTCTGGCACTACTGCAAATCAACCCACTGGTATTTCTTTCGGCACACTTAGATATAATACTGAGGATGATGCTGCTGAGATTTACTTAGCGGACTCGGGTCAAGGTAGTCCTGGTTGGACAGATGTCGGTGGAGGTGGTACTTCCCTTGGTAATAATGGTATTATTAGATGTAATAGTGACACGATTGAAGAAAATATTGATATTGATCCTGCGACGTTAGGTGACGAATATACTAATGCTTTTTGTGCTGGTCCTATTGAGGTCTCTCAGGGTTATGAAGTTACCGTTAGAAATGGTGCAAACTTCTATGTCCTTGGTGAGCAACCTGCTGACTCATCTTTCACCAATCTGACAGTATTTGGCACATTAAATACCCACAACGGTATGTTAGATACCGCTGCGATTCGGGAAAATCTCAGATCTTATAGAGCAGCAGGCACTGATACTGAAATAACTATTGACTACAGCACTGCATCTGCAGTTTATGTGTCTAATATAGGTGCTAATTATAGTATCAATATCACAAATCTTCCAACCTCTGCTATTGGTGAAGGTCAAGCAGATAATAACAAAGCATTTGCTTTCACCATCATGTATTATAACACTAGCAATGTTATTCCTACTGGCACTATTAAAATTGATGGTGGGTCTAACTTTAATGCTGTTTGGCAAGGTGGTGGTGCTCCCAACCAATCTCAATTACAAGCAAATAAATATGCAGTGGTTGGTGTTGCATTGATTAGGCATACAGAGTATGGCGCATCTTCCAACTCTACTGGTTGGAAATGTTTCCTTCAGTTTAACGAATACGGGACTTGATTTATGTCATTTGTTACTAAACTTACATCAATGCTCAACCCCTTCAGCGTCGTTGGTGGCGGTGGAGGAGGTGCTTCTTTTGTTGCTACTGAAGCAAGTGGTGGATCTACTTTTGATCAAAACATCAGTGGTATTAATTATAGACATCACGTCTATACTAATGTGACCACCGATCAGTTTCGGATCAACCAAATGGGATCTTTCAATTATATTGAGGTCTGGGGTTGGGGCGCTGCTGGTGGTAGAGGTGGTCAGTCTGGTAACACTGGCGGTGCTGGTGGTGCAGCATATAGAATCATTCAGGATTTATAACCTGGCACATCTTACACTTTCTATACTTCCATCGGCGGCGGTGGAGGCGGCGGTGGCGGTTGCTACGGTTGCTGGGGATCTGGTGGTGCTGGTAGTGGTCCATGGACTGGATCGGGTGGTGCTGGCACTCATGCCTCTTGTAGTGGTTGCTCTGCTGGTGGCGGAGGTGGAGGTGGTATGACTGCCTTTAGAGGTGATGGTAATGGCAGATCTACTGGTCCTGGAAACTCTGGTGTCTGGATGGTCGCTGGCGGCGGCGGAGGTGGCGGTGGTGCCGAAGGTGGTGGCGCTGGTCATGGCGGTGCTGGTGGTCAAAATGGTTATGGTGGATCCTGTGGTGCTGGTGGCGGTGGTCATGGCAACAGAAGCGGTAGCTTTAGTGGATCTCAGTGTGGTCGCCCTGGTAATGATGCCTCTGGAGGCGGTGGCGGCGGCGGTGGATATTGGGCAGGATCTTGTGGTGGTAACCCTGGATGCGACCAACGTGGCGCTGGCGGTGGTGGAGGTGGTGGCAACTATGGCACCACTGGTTATGCTGGAAGTGCAAACCAACCTGGAAATTCTGGTCACTATTTAAGATCTGGATCAGGTGTTGCCAATGGTGGTAGTGGTAGACTTGTTGTTCGTTACAGGTTAGAATAATGAGAGATACTCGTATTCATCCATATAATGAAACTCGTGATCCATCAACATTTCATCCTGATGATGAGATAATTGCTTCCATTGATTTGTCCAGCAATTCTATTGCTATCACTGGTGATGACTTTGATCATGCAGATGTGCGATTAAAAATTGGATTTGCTGGTGACAAACCAACAAATCTTAGTGATGTGAAATGGGGATTTGATTTTCAACAGGTGCTAGACAATGCTAGGACCAAGTTTGCGTATATAGATAGTAAAGACTTTGGTGGATATTCATCTTCCACTGAGGAATATATTACTATTGACAACTTCAGCATCAAATTCCGCGCACTTTACAAACTAACAGTATGGTGTTACAATAAAGGTGTAAGATTTGAAAAAGATTTTGAATTTAAGTCTTATGATTATCAAGATTACACACCTGAAGGATACCCAGATGCGTCTTTACCTGTAGGACATGAGAGAGAAGGTAGGACTACTGCCCCTCACAACTTCTGGGACTGATAAATAAATAAAATAGTCAGCAGATTAACTCATGAGTACTCTAAAAGTTGCTGCAATTAAGGATCTATCGAATGCTGTAGGTTTTACTTTTAGCTCGGGATCTGTTGCGGCAAACCAAACATTAATTGTCAACGATATTACCATCAACGGTAGTATTTCTGGTAACTCCAACTCATACTTACCTAATCAGAGTGGTAACTCTGGCAAGGTGTTGTATACTGATGGCACGACTGCATATTGGGGTGGAGCACCTTCTACCGAAAATATCAGTGGTATGCAGGTGTTTACCTCTAGTGGCACCTGGAATAAACCATCTGGTGTAAAGTATATTAAAGTCCAAGTTGTTGGTGGTGGCGGTGGTGGATCAGGTCATGGAGAATCTGGTGGCGCAGGTGGTTATTCAGAGAAGATTATCAATGTCCAAAGCATTTCTTCTGTCTCAGTTACCGTCGCTGGTGAAGTTAACGGTACTTATTACCGAGGAGGAGCATCCAACGGCAACGGATCTTCTTTTGGATCTTATCTCTCTGCTGGCGGCGGATATGGTGCTAATAGAAACAATCAGCACTCTGGTGGACTCGGAGGAGTCGGATCAGGTGGAGACATGAATATCTACGGTGGTGGTGGAAACTCTCACCACGGATATTCTTGTCCTGGTGCTGCTTCATTCTTCGGTGGTGCTGTTGCTGGTGGTCACCCTCAAGGTGGTAATTTCTCTCACAATCACCAATCACACTCTGCCCCAGGATCTGGTGGATCTGGTGGATATTTCCATAATCACCGTGGATCTAATGGTCGTCCTGGTATGGTTGTTGTCACTCACTTCAAGTAAACATCATGAGTTCTATTAAAGTCCAAAATATCAGAGACTATAGTGGCAATACAGGATTTACCCTGAATGCAAATAACACTATCAGTCTTCATGGCACACGTCTTTCGGTAGATAATCTGCAGATTAACGGCACTATTACTGGCACTGGTGAGGGTGCAAATTCATTCTTGCCCTCTCAAAGTGGCAATGCCAACAGTGTTTTGTATACTAATGGCAGTGCTCCTAGTTGGGGATCAGCACCTAGTTCTGGTAACATTACTAGTATGCAGGTGTTTACTTCTAGTGGCACTTGGAATAAACCAGGCGGTGTAAGATATATCCACGTCCAAGTTATTGGCGGTGGTGGAGGAGGATCAGGTCACGGTGAATGCGGTGGATCTGGTGGTTACTCTGAAGAAATCATTGATGTCCAAAGTATTTCTTCTGTTTCTGTTTCCGTTTCTGGTGAAGCAAATGGCACCTATTACAGAGGTGGTGGTGGCAATGGTGGATCTTCTTCCTTTGGTAGTTACCTTTCTGCTTCTGGTGGTTATGGTGCAAACAGAAATAATCAACACTCTGGAGGTCTTGGTGGCACAGGATCTGGTGGTAATTTAAACATCTACGGTGGCGGTGGTAATTCACACCACGGTCGCGGTGGTAACAACGGATCTGATGGATTCTTCGGTGGCGGTGTTGCTGGAGGTTGGCCCCAAGGTGGAAACTTTGGTCACAATCACCAGTCTCACTCACCACCAGGCACTGGCGGTACTGGAGCGCATTATCACAACTATCGGGGATCTAATGGTCGTCCTGGTATGGTTGTCATTACACATTACCTTTGATAAATAGATTACGGATAGGAGCAACATTCTAAAATGAAAAAAGCACTAGTAGGAGTTGAAGGATATATCCACGAAGTCGTGGAACCTGGACAGGACTATGAAATTTATAATGGTCCTGATGCTACAATGCAATGGGTTGATGCACCCGACAATTGCACTGATTGGTGGACTTTGGAGTATTCTCCTTCCCAGAGACAAATGATCTGGGTCGAAAGAGATTCTGCACATCAAGATCCCGAAATCGCAAGAAAAGTTGCCTATGGTGACGTTGGTGAGCAACTTGATATGATGTATAAAGATCAACTGGATGGTGGCACACGCTGGAAAGATCACGTTGCTAATGTGAAAGCAACTCTTCCTGCTCCATCTGCTACTGCAAATGATGCACCTATGAATGAAGCAGAAATGGTTGATTATCGTGAGAATCAAGAACCTGATGCATCTAAAGCAGTTGGTCTTTCTACCATGGAGGTTCCTTGCTGGAAGAGATATCCTGGTTGGCATGGTTACGTACCTCTCGAAGATAACGTTTGATTTTTAACTTCTTGTTATGAAAGTTGACTCTATTTGTATCGTTGGTGGCGGCACTGCTGGATGGATGGCAGCCGCCACTTTTATTAGGTTATTTCCAGAGAAGCATATTACTCTCCTAGAGAGTGATGAGATCCCTACGATTGGTGTTGGTGAGTCTACCACCCAATTTTTTCGTGGGTGGTTAGATTTCATTGAATTGTATGATGTCCAGTGGATGGATGATTGTGATGCCACATACAAATATAGTGTAAGGTTTGACAACTTTAATCGTCCTAACTGCCCCTTTCATTATCCTTTTGTAGATGACCCAAATCCTGAAGAATATCATATACCAACATGGTTTATTCATCAGACATTAACTGGTGAATCTGTTGATGGTTTTGCTGCGTGGATTGCTCCACATATGAAAGCAATTGAAGAAGGTAGAATTGTAACGCAAGACTTTGATCGTTTTGAGCATAGTCGTAACACTGGATTTCACATGGATGCAATTAAGTTTGCACGATGGTTGAGAGATAACTTGTGCTATCCTGGTGGTATCAATCACATGTCAGATGTGCATATCGTCAAGCATAAGAAAAAAGATGACGGTAGTCTTGAGTGGATTCAAGATAAGAATGGTAGAAAATTCTATGCTGATTTGTTTGTAGATTGCACAGGATTTAAGTCTCTGCTTATCAATGATTTCATGCAAACTGGGTGGGAAGATTTTAGTGAGATGCTTCCTAATGATCGTGCATGGACAGTAAGACTGCCATATACAAATAAGCGAGAGCAGATGAAAACCTATACCAATTGCACTGCATTGGATAATGGTTGGGTGTGGAATGTGCCCTTGCAAAATCGTATTGGCACAGGTTATAATTACTCGTCTAAGTTTGTTAGTGATGCCGATGCTTTAGAAGAATTTAAGAAACATCTTGGTTATCCAGATGAGACTCTATGTGACTATAGAAATATTAAATTTAAGACTGGTTTGTCTAGGAAACCATGGAATAAAAATGTGCTTGCTATCGGTTTGTCTGGTGGTTTTATCGAACCTCTTGAATCAAATGGACTTCTAAGTGTGCATGAATGGTTAATTTATGCCTGTCAAATTATTGGTGACGGTGCAGTTAGGGCAATAGATATCAATTCATTCAACTACACAGCAAGAAAGAAATTTAAATCATTCTCACACTTTGTATTTTATCACTATGCATTCTCTAGGCGTAATGATACTCCATATTGGAAATACATGACTGAAGATTATGATGCACTTTCTGCTCTTTGGGATCATTTCTTATATGATATTCGCAATTCCACCACACCTCTGGATAAACTTGAAATAGCAAAATTCACCATGCATAATTATGGTGGAGAATCATATATTGCTGCTGGACATGGTTGGAATCCATTTAATCATGCTACACTTAGACTATTAGAGTCAAGAAAGGAGATTGATCTGGATTCATACATAGAGATATCTGACTACAGTCAATACAACGAACTAATCGAAACATTCCCTTACGCATCTGACTATTATGAAAATTGAAAGTGTTGCCATTGTTGGCGGCGGATCATCTGGTTGGATGACTGCTGCTGCACTGAGTAAATTATGTCCACAACTAGAAATTGCTCTGATTGAAGATCCTGACACCAAAACAGTTGGTGTTGGTGAATCTACTCTTGGGCACATCAATAAGTTTCTTCAACTTTTAGATCTAAAGGATGAAGATTGGATGCCTGCATGTAATGCAACGTATAAAAACTCTATTCGTTTTACTAACTTCAGAGAAGGTAAAGGTGAGAGGTTTGAATATCCTTTTGCCCCTGGTTTAGACGGCAGTTTCTTCAGTGCGAGTGATGGTATTGCCACTTGGGGTAAACTTGCAAATAAGTATCCCGAAGACTTTCCACCCGAAACATTTGCACGTTTTGTATGTAACAACACATATCTTGCAGATCATAATCGTTTCACCAAAAATGAAGATGGTAAGATTCCAAACTTCAACCCTGTTTGGGATACTGCATATCATTTGGATGCAGAATTGTTTGGTCAGTATCTTAAGGAGAAAATTGCACTACCTAATGGTGTCAGACACATTCAAGGTAAGGTAACTGGTCATCAGAAAGAATCTACAAGTAATCATAATTTTAAATATATTATTCTAGATCATGAGACAGCAATCTTTGCTGACCTCTATATCGATTGCACAGGATTTAGATCTTTGCTGCTTGGAGATTATATGGGTGAAACCTTCTCTCCATTCTCCAAAAAACTTGCCAATGACAAAGCAATGGCAACACGAATTCCTTTTGAGAATCGTGAGGAAGAAATGCATAACGTGACTGACTGTCATGCTATGAAGAATGGTTGGGTTTGGAATATTCCTTTGTGGAATCGTATTGGCACAGGTTATTGCTATTCATCTAGATTCTGCTCAAAGGATGAAGCAGAGGCAGAATTTAGAGAGCATCTGGGTGAGCGTGGTAAAGATGCAGACATCTTCCACATTGATATCAAACATGGTAAACATGTTCGTGCATGGGCAAATAACTGTGTTGGTATTGGTCTCTCTTATGGTTTCGTCGAACCTCTAGAATCTACTGGATTGTTGACAACTCATGAGAATATTTCTAATCTAGTTTACCTTCTCAATCAAAGAGATGGTTATGTAACACAAACAGAGCGTGATGGTTTTAACTATGTTTGTGATCATCAAATTGAAGAATTCTCTGACTTTGTTGCAATGCATTATGCATATTCTATGAGGACAGACACACCATACTGGAGATGGTGTACTCAAGTGAATAACTATATGCCACAGTCACTTGGTCCAAACAAGCAAAAACTTTCAACGTGGGAAGATCTTTCTGCTGATATGATTGCCAATAATAAATGGTATCCTAATCATAATGGCATCTCATATATTATTGCTGGTCATGGAATTAGACCACATTCTTACGACAAACTGTCTGAAGTTTTGAATCAACAAATCAACATGACTGATGATTATTACGAGAAGATTCGTGAGGATTGGTTGCAACATGATAAAACTATGGTAGAATATGTCAAGACATTACCTACACACTACGAATACCTGAGAGACAAAATCTATGGGTCTGCTGAATAGAAAAAGTTGGATTAGGTTTTACTCGCTAGAACCAGCAGTTGCTGACATCTATCCTGTAATTCCTGCTGCCAACTTAAAACGTGACTGGGTGCAGAAAGAAAGGAAAAAGTCCAAATGTCCCTTTAGTGGAATACTATCCTCTGCAAATTGTCCTGGCATCACTAACATTATGTCTGCTGGTTATGTTGTTACAGCACCAGCAGATTTTAAGGTCAAGACTACTGGTGATGGTGTAACTTTTCAATGGGAAACACCATACCTTTTTAAATTTAATGATGATGGGTCACAACGAGGATACATTAGTAAGCATGATCAAGCACAAACAGAACCTCTGCTAGATGATACTAACAAGGCACTAAAAGAGGTTGTTAAGGTTGAAACACCCTGGAGAGTTAAGGCATCCGATGATGTTGTGTTGCTACAACTTCCTGTAAATTATAATAACGAGAGTAGATTTACTGCTGCCACTGGTATTCTTGATCCCAGATATGGTCATGTTGTAAACTGTCAACTATTCTGGCATGTGTTGGAGGGGGAAACTTTTATTAAAGCGGGCACACCTCTGGTGCAATACATACCAATGAGCAGAAAATACTTGCATCTTACCACTTTTGAGACTATAGTAGACGCTGCTGGTCCTCTTGAATGGGAAGTAGAAAACTCGTTTGATTATGCTAACCGATGCAATATCATCTCTGAGGATTCTGTAAGGTCCCGTCTAAATAGGGTGATGCAAGTATTCAACAAATACAAAAACAAAGGAGCAAGACTATGACTATTGATGAGTTGATCGAAAATCTTCGTGGTCAACAGTATATGGCAAACGAAGAGAAAACAAAACTGGAAGGTGAGTTTGCTGACACCAAATTGAATCCCTATGGTATTACCAGCATTGATTTTAGCAAGCGTCAAGAGTTACATGAGTTGCTAATTAAACTGCAAGGTGGCATCGAAGCACTGGAATTAGCAAAGACGGAGTGTAAAGTTGGCTGAGAATTTTGAAGGTGAAGGTCTACATCTGTGGCACCCATTCATTTATAAATTTCACTTCGATTTCTCTCCTTACTTTGATGACATCTACGCTAACTTTACAAAGTTAAGTGATCACTGGGCAACAAAAACTGACATGACTGTCGTCGAAAGTGGCGATGGTTGGTCAACAACTAGAGTGGGTATGCATGATGCAGATATGCAACCGCACTTACAACCATATATGCAAGATTTTCATGCATGGTTAGGTAATAGAATTGGTTGGGTTTGGGATCAGTTTGGTTATCTTGGTAGGCAAAGTGAAGTTAGTAAATCATGGTTTAATCGCCATGGATTGGGAGCACAGACACTAGAGCACACGCATAATGCTGTTGAATTAGTTGTTGCTTCTTACATTAAAAACGATCCTGGTCAAGGTTTTATCGAGTTTCGTGATCCATTGGAGTATCATAAAACTGGATATCCATATAATGCAGAAAAAGAAATTTGGAAACCAGTATCATGTCAAACTGGTGATGTGATTATCTTCCCTGGTTGGTTGAATCATCGCACACAACAGAATGATGCTGGCGGAGAAAGAATCTGCATGACATATAACATCAACTCTAGATTATTACTTGCAGATGTACAAAACAAATTTAGGATTTAGACGCACATTTCCAAGTAAAGATGACTTCTCTGAGCATATCAGGGTGAAGAAGTTGGAAGATTGGAATGTAGAATATGTCAAACTATCTGGTGGGATTGGTTATTGGGTTGCTGATAATCCTTTCTACGATGATGGTATGAAACTGTATCGTAGATTAGTTAGAAACTTTCCAATCGTAGGTGATACTAACTATGAAGAATGTGACGATGCAAATCCTTTTGCAACTATTCATCTTCCTGGGTGGTGTTGTATTGATCTCTTTAATCTCTTTCGTGAGTATTTTTCTGATCATTTCCCTGAGTTTAGGGGCGTAGATTATAGCGAGTGGGGTAATCTATATTTCCCTGAGGATTACAGACCATGGGATTACTTTAGACTGCCACATATGGATGGTCCTGATGGGATCGTGGGCAATCTCTGGTTTACTGATCACGAACCTGGCACAACTGGCACGATGTTGTATAGGTATCATGGTGAGATCTTGCGGGATTCTGTTGATCATCACATGTATTATGAGCATCAGGTAAATCCTGATCATCCACGATTTGAAGACTGTAAGGATCTTTCTAAGTATAAGAAAAGACTGCCTGGTCTTATGCCATTAACTGTAGAAGAAGAAACTTATTGGGGATTTGAAAGAGTTGGTCTTGCTCCTGCAATCAAAGATAAGATTACATTCTACAGCACAGAAGTTTCCCACACCCCATTTATTGATAAGACTGTCGGATTTAGATGGTCACATGCATACCAACTGACTAGATTATGAAACACAAAGTATATCAACTAGACAACCTTGATCAACAAAAATTGTGTGAGTATGTAAAACTATCTGTTGCAAAGTTTGAGCATCTGTTTGGTGGTAGAGAACATGCAACAGAGTTTTATTATTTGTATAACTTTTTCTCTATTGCATCATGCAATCAAGCAACATATGATTTGTATACTCAAGTTGTAGATTGTGTCAGAGATTATGCTGAGTTGAATGGTCTACCTGATGAGCAGGTATGGTTACAATCATGGATCAACTTTCACAGGCAAGATGATGTATTGAAGTCGCATTCTCATGATTATCCTATTCATGGATATATCACACTAACTAATCAAAAGACTGATACTGTTTTCACTGATGGTGAGAATGGTAATGAAGTTTGGCGTGTTGAAAACAAACCCTTGCAAATTTACATTGGTCCTGGTAGAATGCACCATCATGTAGAGGTGAAAGAAGATTTTGATGATGAAAGAATTACCCTTGGTTTCGATCTACAGTTGAGTGATACTATCTCAGAAAACTTTAGTTTTATTCCCATTCAGTTATGAATCTAGACTTTTATTTTCCTACTCCTATCTGGTGGGTTGATCTTGACATTGACAATGATTACTTGCTGAAATATATCTACGACATGAGAGATAAGTCTGAAGGTCGTAAAGTTAGCAATCGTGGTGGATGGCAGTCGGAAGAGTTTCCCTCCGATGATATTGAAGAATTGCGGACTGAAGTATATAAAAATGCTGGTCGTTGTATACTAGACTATGGCATGGATCCTGCTGTAGTTGGTATGTTTTTTGGTAACTGTTGGGCAAACATTAACACCAGGGGCAACACCAATCAGATTCACTTACACCATGGATCTTTTGTCTCTGGTGTATACTATCCCTATGCAAGTGAGGGTGCTGGTAAGATCTTCTTCTATAAGAATTTCGATCAATACTTTATATCTACAAGTATGGCACCCATTGAGAAGCACACTGCACTTTCTGGTGGCACAGTATATTATCCTGCAAAAACTGGTCGTCTGTTGTTGTTTCCATCTAATCTACTTCACGCAGTGGATGAGAACGAGGATGATGAAGATCGCGTGTCTATTGCATTCAACATGGCATTGATGAAAAATGAATGATATTGGACAAAGACTTGTAAATGAGGCAAACTTTCTGTGGGAAGATCGTGCCTATCATTTTCCTAAACTGTTGGCAAATCCTCTACAGTTTTTAACATGGGGTGATGTAGAGTATTGTGCAAACAATCCTGCTTTTTATGAGTTTGAGATGATCGATCATGAAAACAATAAGGTAAACATTGATCGACATGTTAGGTCGTGGGTGTATGATAAAACTGTGCAAGATGCACGGCAGTTAGTATCTCACATCAATCATGGTCACACATTTATCATCATGAATTATGGTTTCCATAGTAGAGAGACTCAAGAGTTGCTGAAAACTTTTGAGTCTATTTTTGCTGTTGACTGTGCAATTCATGTCTATGGTGGTAAAGAAGGATCCAAATCATTTAACATTCATGATGACTATCCCTCAAACTTTATTATTCAGGTAGAGGGAGAGACTGAGTGGAAAATATATAAGAATCGTATCTCTAGTATGTTGCAGACAGGATTCTTACAAGATCAAATTCGTGAAGAGAATTTAGAGGTTGACTTGCATGTTACACTACAACCAGGAGACGCACTTTATATCCCATCGAGAGCATATCACTGTGCATTTCCTAGAGGTGAGCGTCTATCAATGAGTATACCTTGCTGGACTAGAATGCCAAACAGCACACAAACATCTGATCGTAACTATTATCCCATCTACCATGCCTGAAGAAACTCAAATTACAATGCACCGTGACAAAATATGTCAACGGTCAACAGATTTCATCTGGGGAGATTTTATCTCTACTGACGCTTGTGATGCATTAGTAGATTTTTATGAGACCCAAGATATGTTTTGGAAGGTCGAAGGTAGGACATTTCATGGTAACCAAATGATGGTCATTCCTAACATCAAAGAGTCAATGGATGTGGGTATTCCATGTCAATGTAAACACCCATCAGTTGTTAATTACTTTGCTGAATTGCAGGTGGTATTATACAAATACATTGAGAAGTTTCCTTTCTCTGAGTTTTCTGCTTTTAGTGTGAGAGAACCTATCAGTGTGCAGAAGTATCCCAAGGGCGGTGGATTTAAGACATGGCATTCTGAAAGGACACAGAATGATTACACTCAAAACATTCGTCACTTGGTATACATGACATACTTAAATGACGTGCCTAATGGTGGGACCGAGTGGTTTCATCAGGATAAATATGTTGAAGCACAGAAAGGTTTGACGGTTATTTGGCCCGCAGACTGGACACATGTGCATCGTGGTAGAGTATCACACGATCACGAAAAAATTGTTGCAACAGGATGGTTTTCATATGATTGAGGTATACGATGACATAATGCCTAGATCTTATAACAAACTCTTGAATGAGATTGTTACTCACATGAGTTTTGAATGGCATTATCTGCATGATGTTACATACGAAACTCTCGGCAAAGAAGGTGTCAACGTCCCAGGATTTACTCACTTGTTATATCAGGACGGTGAAGGTGGACCACATGTTAATACATTCTATCCACCACTTGCAGAGTATCTTGACATCAAAGGTCAAGAGATTAGTAAACTACACAGGATAAGATTGGGTTGCCTATTGTCAAACAATACTGGTGTAAATAACAAGCATGTTGACTTCCCATTCCCACACAAAGTGGGACTATATTATATCAATGACTGTGATGGTCCAACATATATTTGGACACCAGATGGTCTAGAGGAAGTATCACCCAAGAAGAATAGACTTGTGGTGTTTGATGGTAAGTATGAGCACGCTAGTAGTTGCCCTAAAGACTCACCTTCTCGCTTTGTTTGCACATATAATTTTACAGCAAAATGATACCAAATATCACTGTTGATAATTTCTTTGAGAATCCAACTCTCGTCCGTAACTTTGCACTACAGCAGGAGTTTTTCAAGGGCGATAGAGGAAATTGGCCAGGATTACGCACCAAATTTGTAGATGAGTTGGACAATGTTTTCTTTCATCAGTTCTGTGCCAAACTGATGAGTTTCTTACCTAAGCAATACGATACATTCAGATATATTGAGGCAGGGTTTCAAATTATTGATGAGTCTTATGGATCTGGGTGGGTGCATGATGACGATGTGAAGTATAATGTTGCTGGTCTAATCTATCTGAATCCTGATCAACAACGTCAAGGATGTGGCACAACATTTTATGACTATCAACCAGATGTGAATGGTAGAGAGTATGCTGAAATGTTTAGGTTAGAGGTAAACTCTGACGATCCAAAAGAGCATAACAAATACGAAAGGTATCGTGAGGAGCATAGAAACAAATGGACACCAAACATTGTGGTTGAGAATAGATTTAACCGCTGCAATATCTTCAACTCGAAGACATGGCACTCAGCAAATAATTTCTTTGGTAATGACAGAGAGTCGTCACGATTGACTATGGTATTTTTTGGGGAGGCAGTATGATTGTTATTGATAATGTAATTGAAAAGGACTATCAAAACTACATTCATGAGTTGACAATGCAGGAGGATTTTCCTCTGTTTTATAGAAAAAATATTGTAGATCCTCGTGATGTATTTGACAATGATGAAAATGTCAATGGTTTTGCTCATCAACTGTATGAAGATCGGCACCAGATCTCAAAGTATTTCACCACATTGTATCCAATGGTGCTAAGCATCACGGGTAGGACTGGTGTGAGATTTAACGAACTTGTTCGCATGAGGTTTAACTTTGTGCAGGGCAATCCTCATACTAAAATGGAGCATCATCTACCACATGTAGATAACATGTTGCCACACTTGGTTGCTATCTACTATGTCAACACTTGTGATGGTGACACATTTATATTTGAGCAACGTAATGAGACACGCACATATGAAGAAGATGAAATGATCACACGAAGAAATGAATGGACTGTTGCCAAGAGAGTAACACCAAAGAAAGGGAGATTGGTTGTGTTTGATGGTAGACACTATCATGCATCTTCATTTACAAAGAAGCATCCCTATCGCTGTGTCATTAACATGAATCTGGGACTATGATTAAAATTGTACGTAACGCTCTCTCCAAGCAAGTCTGTGATCTGATGACTATCAACATGGACTTACTTAATAAGGCATTAGGATATCCTGGAGACCCAACATTAGAGAATGCATTTGGTTATTATGCTCCAATCTTTCTTGAGTCACTGTTAGTCCAGTCACATGAATTGATTGAGGATGTAGTCAAGAAGCGTCTGTATCACACTTATTCTTATGGCAGGATATATGGGCATGATTGTGTCCTACCACGCCACACAGACCGTCCTAGTAGTGAATGGGCGGTCACATGTTGCCTATACAAAGAAGATCCTTGGGCACTACATTTTGCAAAGGATTATGATGAGATTGAAGTGGAGTTAAATGTAGGTGACATCTGCATTTACAAGGGTATTGAATACCCACACTGGCGTGATCGTTACACTGGACAGAGACATGTGCAGGCAATGTTAATGTATGTCGATGCAGATGGTCCATACAGTGATTGGGCATTGGACATGAGAGAGTCACTGTGCCAGCAAAATGAGTGTCACAAACAGTTGACAACTGCCAAAGATATGCTGTATAGTGATTAAGTCCACAAATAAAGACAATGCAATTCACTCTAACTTGCCGAGACGAGGATGGCACCCTCACCCGCAAAGAATTCGATGGTATGTATCTCGATGACGTAGTTTCTAAGACTCAAGATTTCCTGCATGGCGTAGGTTTCGTCTTTGAAGAATTGGAAGTGCAAACATATCCAGAAAACTCTCAAGATGACGGCGAAATGTCTAGTGAAGTGCAAATGCTGTTGGAAGATGACTACCGCAGTATCTACAACGACAACATTCTCGATCGTTAATATATAATACAGTAGTTTATTATTCATTCACAACTGACTCATGGGTAAAACATTCCGACGCGGTGGAAACGAGCGTGGTTACTATTCCCCAGGTAAATCACTTCGGGACAAGCGTCAACGTGGCACTAATCGCAATTGGGAGTTTGATGATTCTTCTTCCTACAATATGAAACAAGATCCCAAAAAACGTAATAAGTATAAGGATACGTTTGACACTAATGAGGATTGGACATGAATGAAGACGAGATGTTTCAACAACTCACTGAAGAATTCCAAAGAGAATCTGAAGAAATTGAGTTTGATGATTTATCTGAGGTAGACTACGACCTGGACTACACAGTACAAGACTAGATTACATGGACTTCGACAACGAATCGCAGGCAGTTAAATTCAACAGAGGACTTGATTTATTCATGGAATCTGTATTGAAACCCGATCACTCTCTGCGTCAGTGTGCTCACAATCAAAAGTGTTATCACGAGTTGATGTACATTCGCTCTTATGTGTTGGACTACCTCAAAACACTCCGCCACGACGACTAATGATCGGACTCCACTCTGCTCTCCTTAATAAAGACGAGAAAATGATTTTGAAGGATGCATTGTTTTTGTATGTTTCTGACTTGCAGAAACGATACTATGGTGATAAACTAATTGAAGAAAAAGTCTACCTTAACAAAATGAAGGAGGTAGAGTCTATCGTTGACAAATTACATTTGACTGAATTGTATAGATGACTATTGAGTATTGGAATCCCAAATGGTATTTTTGGGATTCCTTTTCTGATGAACAGATAAAACAATCAAAAGAGATCATTGATCCTCTGCTAGATGATAAATCCTTCTGGGGTGAGCAACCAGAATGGTCAAAGTTTTGCATGATGACAGCATCAACCACACAAAGAGGTGAAGATAATTATCTTGTGTCAAAATGGTTGGATGTGCTTAGACCTACCTTCCAGAAGTTTCTAGATGAAATGTCATGGAAATGTGAGGTAGATATTAAACCTGATGGTTTATGGATTAACAAATATAATAAGCATGAGCATCAAGAATTTCACAATCATTCGATGCCATCGTGTAACCTATCCATGGTCTATTTCCATAGGTGTGAGGGAGATGATTTTAATTTCTTTGATACTGAATGGCAATTCAATCGTGCAAATGGATTGCATGATGTGGTAGAATTACCAAACTTTGAGATACTTACACCAGAGAATACTCAGCACAAAGTTATTATATTCCCATCGCAATATGGTCACTTCGTGTCACCTAACAAATCAGACTCTCGTCGAGTTACTATTAGTGGAAACTTTAAAGTGATGAAGAGAGAGTATACAATGGGTGACATTATCTAAACTGTCCACCATCACTTGACTCTGCTCCCGTTTTACCTTATATTGTATTCATACAACACAAAGCACATGGCACCAACTACAACTCTCGGCAAGACTTATCGCCAGTTGATTCCTGTTGCTCTCAACGAAATGACAAGCATTTGTACTCAAATGCTCAACGTAATTGATAAAGATCTTGATGGCATGGGTGGCACAGTTGATAAGACTAAGTTTCTGTCACATGTCCAACCAGTTGCATTCAAGAGAGCAGCAGAAAAACTAGGCATTGATTATAACTTTGTCAACGCAGATGGTTTCGATACTGAGATCAATGTTGTTGAGGATGGTGTAGAGATTGAGTTTAAAGTTGAAGACAAAATGTCACTGATGGAGTCAACTGACTCTTTCGCCACTGGTAACAACCACAGCAAAGTGAAGGACTATATTCACTTTGTCATGAAACTGCAAAACGTTGGTAACATCTTCACCTCATGCTTTGCAGCACTAATTGATGTCCCCAACCTCTCAGATGGTAGTGGTTGGGATGATACTGTGACGACTCGTGGTAAGAATAACAACGGATTTTCTTCACTGAAGATTCTCACCCAAGATTGTGCTAAGATTGAGGTGATTTACGGCAGCATCCGTAACGCTAAAAAGTATATCCACTCTGAATACGAAACTCTCGATGCTTGATATTAACACCACATATTTGATGAGTTGTGTCGATGGGATGCAACAAATGGATGCAGAGAGTGTAGACCTCTGCATCACATCTCCTCCCTATGATGATCTCAGGACCTACAATGATAGTAGTAAATGGGATTTTAACGTCTTCAAAGATGTCGCTGCTGGATTAGCACGAGTGCTAAAACCTGGCGGTATTATTATGTGGAATGTCAATGATGCCACGGTAAAAGGTAGTGAAACTGGCAGTAGTTTTCGTCAGTGCTTACACTTTATGGATGCACATGGTATGCGTTTGCATGATACTATGATATATGAAAAGACAGGCACAGCATTTGCATCTGGTCCTAAGAGTGTAAGATATACTCAGATCTTTGAGTATTGTTTCATACTATCCAAGGGCAAACCTAAGACCATTAACCTCATTCAAGACAAGAAGAATAAGTGGGCAGGATATACTTCGTTTGGCAATGCTGTCACCAGGAAGAAGGATGGCACCTTCAATGATCCTGGCAAGAAGAGTAAAGCAATCAGAGAATATGGTGTGAGGACTAACATTTGGAAGATCAAGAATAGTGGTGGTTTTGGTCAGTCATCCAAAGAATCTTACAAGCATCCTGCTACTATGCCTGAAGAATTAGCACGAGGACACATCCAAACATGGAGCAATAAAGGTGATTTAATCATCGATCCTTTCATGGGAGCAGGCACAACAGCACAAATGTGCATCGAAGAAGGTAGAAACTTCATCGGTTTTGAAATTGATACTGAATACCATGAAATGTGTCTCGCTCGTGCTAAATCAAGCGCACCTCACCTACTGACCTCCCTTGTGCCAGTTGAATGAAGTGTCCACTATCGGTTGAAACGGGGCGGATCTCGTGTATTCTATAAGA